CTTCCGACGATGCGTTGGTACCACCATGTTCAATACCGACATCTGTGGCAGACCACGTGCCAGTAGTGATTGTCCCAAGAGTCGTGATTGTTGATTGACCGACGTAGGTGGCGGCGATGTCGACCGCGTCTGCGGTGACCGTAATTCTGTTCGCAGTCCCAACGACGTTGATGGTGTTGCCATCCTTGACCAAACCATCACCAGAAGTAAACGAACCAGTACCAGAGAATTGCGTCCAGTTAATTGCATCGGTGCCGACAGTAAGCGGTCCATTGGATGAAATGGCAAATCCGTGGTCTGCGTTCGTGGTACCTTCTTCAACGAACGTGAATGTGCCGCCCGAAAGTTCGCCAGTGTCCGCGGTTCCGTTGGCGTCGGACGAACGGGAAGCGGCACCAGCCGCAACGGCGACGTAGATGCCGTTCTCGGATGCGGTGCTTTGGTTCTTGACGAGGACTCTGTCGCCAGCGACGAGAGTTACTCCGTCAATTACGTCGCCAGCCTGAAGGTCCTCGGCGATATTAATCGCCGCAGTTGTCGCGACGCGCACCGACTTCTTGACATCGAGACCCTGGCGGGCAGCGTCAACGTAAGACTTGTTGGCGGCGTGGGTGTCCTGTGTCGGGGTGCCGACATGAATCCTTCCGCTACCATCACGTTTGGCGAGTGTGCCGCCAGTTGCGTCCGCTGTTGCGGCGGTTAGGTCGTTAAAATGCGCGGCGGTCAGCAAACCCGCATCGTCAACATCGGCAAGATTAAGTTGTAGAGTTACCGCACCAGAACCTTGCGTAACGGTAAGCGCCGTCGCATTCGCTCCAACCGACGAAACGGAGTACACCATTCGGCGCCATTCTGAACCCGAATAGACCTTGATGGTGTCTTCGGTTGAGTTATAGATGAGGCGACCCTCAAAATTGCCCGAATTCGGGTCATTGGCCAAAACTTCAAACGTGGCACTAATCAGTTGGTTCTGATTAAGGTTTAGATTCGTCAAGAACTTCTGAGCCATTGTTTACCTCACGTCAAATAGGCGTAACCCGAGAAGGGGGCCGAAAAGGTCACGACCACCTGAGAATTACTTAAATATTGTACTTCACCGTAAACCACCGTGTCTGCAGAATCCACAACAGTTACCTGTGGCTTGCCGCCAAGCGTGTGGTTAATGGTCCATGTTGAGGAAACAGAAGCCTGTGTGTGGGTATGGCGATTCGTTAAAACGAATTGACCAGTCAGGCTTGTAAGTGTTACGAGATTTGGTGAGACATCGTCAACATTTACGTCAATTCTTTGTTCTTGAACGATGACTTGGTTTGGAACAGCGTTACTCATCTGGTCACCTCAGGTGACAAAGTAAAATTACCTTGCAGTATTCTGCTGACGATTCCATTTGATGCAACGATTTCTAAATCATAAACACCAGAACTTTCTATTGCCGAGGTATCGGCAGCGGTGATATTCAGTTCAATAATTCCTGTCGCACCGCCAAGTAAGATTCGTCCGTTTTCTGTGGTGAGTGAAATAAGAGTCGTGCTTGATTCAACTGTTCTTCGTACCTGCATTCTTGCCGTATAGCCAGTGAGATTCCACGGTAGATATGTCGGGTCTGCTGGCGGTGTCGAAGGGTCTGGATACTTGAACGTGAGCGTGCGACCAAATGTCGCGCCCGCCTGACAAGTTATGTTGTAAATACCAGCAAGCATCGACGCGCGCTCCTAATCACTTCGTCCAATTGTAGATTACGCGCCCAACAAATTGCGGGCAGTAATTACAAGACGCTTGCTGATTCCTTGTTCTTACCGACCTTCTTTAGGCCCATTGACATGGCAACCGACAAAGCAACGGCGACGACGCCGACTTTCAAGTTGTCTGTCGATACCAGACCGTCAAAGTCTGCACCAGTGGCAAGCCACGCACCCAAGTAACCCTGAAGAAACGTGCGCGCCGCCCTTTCAGCAACATCCTTAACGAATGAGGTAGCCATAAACCCTCCTTATGGTCATATCAATTTTACCAGTTATGCAAGCGGAGCGGTGTTGAGTAGACCATAAGTTGGGTCATCAAGAATCAATGGCAATTCGTTGTAGGCTTCGTGGTTCAACACGAAACCCATCGGCTTGGTTTTCTCAATTATGGCGACAACTTCTGGTGAGGTATCTCCGTTCTGGGAAACGCCAGGCGTTTCTGACAAGAGCGTGTAAACGTTTATTTGAAAGAACTGTCCACCTGGGAAGACCAGAACGATTTTTTCTCCACTCAAAACCTGTTTTGTGCATTCTTTGATTGCCTCAAGTGTTCCAGCATTGCGACCAAAATAAGCGTTCTCCAATTGCCACGTTGTGAAGGTGTCAACGTTGCCAATTGATTCAACTCCCGCTGCTGTTGCAACACTTCTGAATAGTGGGGCGCCGTTGAATTGAGACAACCAATCCACATAGTCTGCATCTACGTATGATGGATTCATTAATTGACTGTATCGCCAACTTTCATTACTGTTTGCTATTGATATGTCATTGTTTAAGTATTGATAAAACTTCGTATAAAGTTTTGCCGCAAGTGAGCCAGTGTGTGTAAAAGAATGAAAAAGTTTAGTAAATGGATAATTTGGGTATTCTTGAACTTTGTCTTTGTCCCATATGAAAGTGGGCAAAAATTTTCGCATATTGTAAACAAAAAAGTTTTTTGACCATCCAACCTCATTTATGATGTGCGGCATAGACATATAAATTGGGTCTGTAAGTTGATACTGAATCGTTAGGGAAATCGCAAATTGAATAGTGTCTGCGGAAGTATCAATGTCACCAACTTCTATGACAGGACTAAAAACGACATTCCATTGATTTGAAATTAGTTCTTGAGTGTGAGAAACAGATGTTCCCTTAGTCACGTTGGTGAGTGTTGCAGTTACCATGGCTTGCTGCCCAGACATAGATGATTGTCTGGATGGATACATTTGGCAGTGAAATTGAGCCTTTCTGTTATTAATGTCTTCATCTGGTGGCACCACGCTAGAAAGCGAGCACGTCATCGACGATGTCGTGGTCGGAGTGAGTTTTAGGGAATAATACAGTCCATCTATTATTGTGTCGCCAACTACCGAACGTGTTGAGTTTGTCGATGTCCACGAATGAGAATATGTTTCTGGAGATAAAACATTCCCGTTAGCAGAAAACTTGTAAAACTTATTCGCAATGGGAATTATGTTGCGTGTTGGATTGGATAAGTCCATAAATCAAACTGATGCAGACTGCATTGTCAGCACGACTCGTTGTTCGCTTAATTTCAACAAACTTCCTTTTTTGGAAAAGAGAAAGTCATTTCCGCTTGCCGCTCCCCAGGGTGTCAACGTTACGGTTGCCGAGCCCCCAGAAGAATATGTTCCGCTGGCACTTGCGTTTACAACTTTAAATGTTGTGGCAGTTCGTTCTGTTATTACCGTTGACGTGCTGTTGAGTCCAGATGGGGTTATCCCGCTTACAGTTACGGTGTCTCCGACGGCAAAAGTGTTTGCTGCGGTGTATGTTACGGTCTGAGACGCACCAGCACCCTCTCGTACGGCGTTTGTTACAGAAGCAGAATCTGTAATTGCAAGACTCAACGAACTCACTGATTTTGCAAATGAATGATTTAAAATAAATTTAAGAACTGTGTTGTATCTAAGTCTATCTTCATCAAAATCTGAGAATTCTGGAGAAAAGAATCTAACCAAATTTGTGGTCAGCGCCTCTGTTATTTCGGAAACATCAAACGTCGAATAGTATTGAATCGTTGCGGTTATTTTAAAATCAAGAAGATATGGGTCAACTGTTCCAATATCCATTCCAGCAACAGAACGCAAAGCAACGGCACTTGTTATGGTGTTTTTTTCAGATTCGGTTAAAAGTCTTTGCGGTCCATAAGCAAACAAAGTTGCATGTCCAGCAACAGCGGCGTCAGCAACTCCAAAACTTCCATCTTTGTCTGTTAGGTCGTACGTTTTACACCTCGAAATTAAAGTTGGGTTTTCAACCAAAACGTAATTTTGGACTTGTCTTGCCGTTACGAGCGCGGATGTCATTGTAGATAAATTTGCAACGCCCCTTTCTAGAAAAATATCAAGCGGTTCTGCGTCTTGCCCCTGAACAAAACTCCCAGCAGCAACCGCAGAAAGTACGTCTGGTTTATAGGAGAGGATTGACAAATTCGTAGATGACGGAATGACTGGAATCGTTCCAATGTTTGTGCAGGTGCAGGTAACGGAACCAGTTGGCAGTGGGTCACCTTCTGTATTCGCTGCTATTTCAAGTAGTGTATTTGTTTCAAATGTATATTGAATTTCCAAATCGTCATCTTGAATCAAATAAGAAACTATTGTTCCTGCGGGAATGGTAGCGCCATCATTTGTGTTTGCCGTAAAGGTGACACTCATTGTTGCTCTTGTGCCATCGTTGTATGGCGTTCCAAGCATCTTTATTGCGCCCAAAAACAAAGAATCTGGCAATCTATTGATGGCACCAATGTTTAATGCAGACATGTAGGCAAAAGCCTGAAACATCGCATCCTCGATTGTCCCCACCCGTAGTTCAAATCCAGGAACAACTGTTTTGGCAACTTCTATTGCGTCAAGATAAACCTGCGTTGGAGAAATATCAAGCGGTGTTAGGTCGACGTATTGGCGAAAATCTGCTGACATGAGTGCTACCTATTGTAAACGAATTTGACACTGGTAACGCCAGAATCATCTGTTGCAGTGGAACTTATGCCTTCTATGCGTATTTCTGGAATGAACTTATTTGCGACAATCATTAACTGCTCTGGCGAAACTGTTGAGAAACTTGGGTCGGCGACACCGAAATCGGGAGTGAATGGAAAAACAAAGGGTTCAGTCAATAAGCAAATACTCAACAATTGCTTAATATAATCGTCTGTACCGTCACGTAGGCGCACCATGCTTCTGGTGTCGTTTGAAAACGTTATTGGAAATTTTAATGCATCCATAAATTCTCCTATGTAGTTGGCTGCTTAAACGAGGACAGATTAATGGCGGGTAGTGGCGGCACCAATTTTGCCCGCACGGTGTTTAATTCTGTTGTCAACTGGTCAATTAGCGCGTTATATATGAGAACATCAGTAAATACATCGATTCGTTTATTTAGTGGTCCAATCACGTGTATCTGTTGGGTTTGATTATCAATAAAAGTGCAAAGAACAACATCTCCCTTTTTTAATGTGTTTGTTTTAGTGTTATTGACATAATCAACCCGATTGAAAGTGCATCCAAGTTGTTCAACAAATATTGTTGGTCTATTATTGGCAAAAGATTTTACGACACCCTTGTAGACTCCTCCGCCAATCAATGGGTGAGAGGACCCTTTAACCCTATTTATTTGATTTTTTCTTGTCTTGTCATTAGGCATGTCTAACTCTTTCCTTTATAGTTTTTGTTTGTCTGGTCACCAAGTAAGTTCGTTATCGTCAACCAGTCAACCGACCCAGGGTAAATTTGCCCAATCGCTATTTGTTTTATCTTTTTTTCCTGTCTTGGTGGAGTGGCAAATCTTACATTTACTGGGTCTGCCACCAATTCCTCATAATCGACTTCAGTTATCAGAAAATCATCCGTAAACCATGGTATGTCACCAACATTAACCGTCATCCCTGGTCTTAACCTTACGCCATTTGTTCTCTCGACTATACACGAGCCATCTCCCTCCATCGGGTCATTTTCTGCTTTGTGCATCGATGGCAAGCCGAGCAATTTAAATCTTTGGTCAATCGCTCCGTTTATTGTTTTTGAAGGATAATGCAAGTAGGTGACATATCTTGTCACTTCTTTATTTGCTTTTGCTTTTTTATCATAATACGAATGTTTATATGCGTCATGCCCCCATTTGTACATAAGCCATTGCTGAGTACCAAAATAAAGGGTTCCATCTGACTCAAATAAAACAAATGGATTTTTGTTTTCGTCTTTTGATTCTCCAGCCAATCTTTCCAAAACAGTCCACAATGAATCGGCAACGTTGTCCCCGCTTGCTTGTGTTATTTGTCTTGATGTTGATGTTTGTTGGGCTATGCAGCCCAACCCATATTTTTTTGCTGCATTTCTAACAAAATCACTCCCAGTTCCTTGTACGACTCCAGGATTTTTGTCCCTTTTCATTTGCTGGATTGCTTTTGTGTAGCACTGCACTCTCACCGTCGGTGATGCGCCTTCAGACTGCTCTACTGTCACGTCTGCTATTTCTAAAAAATAAGCCATATATTTATTGTTTACTTCCGCTGCAGCATCCGTAGAAAACCCACCATTTGAAACTCCAGAACCAGACTTAATGTCGTATGTCTTGTGACTTCTGTAAACAAGGGTCTGTCCAACTTGAAAATAATTTTGTAAAGTCAATTCAAGGCCAGGGTCTATTACGGAAAAAGTCACCGCAGTCGCTGCAGAAATTGAATAACTAACGCTTATACTCAAAATTTGAGAATTAAGTTTTGTCAAAAATGGAGGCTTAGTAGATGTGCTGTCTCCCACAAAAACCAAAGGGACATCTCTAGCCGACCCCTGTATGGGGTTGGGGTCTAATTTTAAAGACTTCCCATCTGGAAGGCTTGGATAGTCGACTTCTGTGTTGCTCATGGTGTCGCGTATACAACTTGAGGATTGGGTTGTGATGTCAGGGATTCTTCGGCCAGACCAACCTCGGCTTCTGGCTTGTCTTTTTCTTTTTCTTTTGGCGTGATGGGTTTGTGTCTTAGAACTGGCATCCCAATTATTTCTTGTTTTTCGACTGGAATCTCCTGCAGCGTAATCTGCGCAGTTGCTCGAGTTATTTCTAATCGTACGTTTCTTCTTTGTGCGGTAATTGATAAATCTTGAATGACAAATTGAACTCCTCGCGGAGAACCAGTTTCGTCATACCTAAATTGATTTGTCAAAAGTTTGTCAAGACCGTAAAACATTACTGGGAAAGGGGTCTGAGCCATCCTTTGCAATTTCTCAATCTGTTCAGTCACTGGTGCTTCGAGTCCGTCTCCAGTTGCTGGTCCTCCAGTGGCTACTCTGCCAGGTGACGTGTTTTTTGCAATTAAAAAATTAAATGACACTTGCAACAACCTAAACGCTTTCCAGTCAACAAAAGGGAAACCGCCAGTTCTGTCGATTTGCACCCATTCACCACCAAAACCACTATAAGAAATCTCGCTTGGGGCAAAATCAAAAGAATAATCATTAATGATTGGCTTTACGGCAACTCCGTTTTCATTGACCGTTCTTGGGTACACCTGATACATAATTGGCGTTCCCTGTGAAAAAACAATATTTTGCTCTGATAGCGCCCTACCAACGTCGCCAGACGATAAAAATATTCCCCTGCTTCTACCGACAGTTATTGTCTGTGTAACTCCAGAACGATACCCTTCTGGACCAAGCCATTTTGTTCCATTCGGAGCAGTTGCACCGCCACTACTCGAGCCACCGCCACCACCCGAGCCGCCGCCACCACCACCCGAGCCGCCACCGCCACCCGAGCCGCCACCGCCTGTGCCAGGGTCAACACCCGCGCGATTTTGTAAATCATATAATGTTTTTCCAGCAGTTTTCCTAATTATCCCAATTGCTGCAGGGGAGTATCCCCTGTCAGTTAATTCCCTTATTACATTTTCTTGACCCATTTGTTTTGCGATTGTGTCCCATAAACCAACGTAACTGTCTGGATAAATAACACCCTCAAACAAAAATCCGCCCTTGGTTCCAGTTGATAACTCGAGCAAACCAGAACCTTGAAACTGTTTGTCAAATTGAAAATATCTTGGAAATGCCGCTTGCAATTCCTCAATTGTGGTTATTTTTTTGGTTTGTATTTTTCCATCCGCGGTTCTTTGATTTACGTATATCGCCTTTGGGTCAGCATTTGCTCCTCCGACTTTTCTTGCGTAATCAACATAGGTATTCCACGCAGTAAGTATTTCCTGAACTGTCGTATTTGCTTTTAAAACGTTGGTATTTTCGGCGCCAACATACCAGCCAACCCCAGTGTTGGTTAGGGTTCCATAAACTTGATTTCTTTGGGTAAGTTTTGGTTGCTCCATTGTCGCATCAAATGTTGCAGAAAAAACACTATTTATAAATGACCCTGGAAGTGGTTGACTTAGAACTGGGTCTTTCCCGCACCATAGGGTCGGCAAGTTTTCATTCCCAACTGAATGAATCATTGGACAACTATTGGTATTTACGGACCCGACTGGAGGAACGCCGTTTAGGAAATATATGTCTTCATTAATTCGCTTCTTATTGGAATCCAATTTGAACCAAACTATAGGATTTGCCCCAAGTGATGGATATTTTCTTTTATAAGAACTTTTAACATTTACACACTGCAAATCTGTTTCCATATACGTAATTGAGCCAACAACATAGGAACGTGGAACACCAAGAGGCATAACCGTTAACCTCTATTCCCATATTCGTACATTGCTCTTTCGAGTTCTGCTTTAATCATCGGAACTGCTTCCTTCACGCCAATCCCATTCACATTCAGATTAATCGTTACGCGATTGGATTTGGCGGACATCTCACCATCGCCAGAAGTTGAACTTGCGTTAACTTGGGAATAGGAGGGGACCGTGGTGTCACCCATGGGACCAGGCCCAGGGACGACATGCAAATGCCTATTTGTTGAACCGCCGTGGAATTCTGCAAACCCACCGTTTCTTTCGACAACCGTCTTG